ACAAGCCAATCTTAATGGACAGTTGCCGATCACTTCCTTCGGTGCCTAATTTTTTATGCAACCTAGAAATAATCGCATCAAATTCAACACGGTTAACTTTATCTGAAATCATAATACCTAGTCAATAGATTAAATTTAATATATTTAATTTTAAAATTTAGCTTGACGAATTAAATTTAATTCACTTACATTAAAAAGCGAAGCGCAAGAACTCAAATTTAATTCACTAAACATTTTAAGGTTAACTTTTTATGATTAAGAAAGCCATTCCCCACGAAGAGATAAAGCAACTTTTAGATCAGAAGGATATAAAGTTTGCTGATATTGCGAAGGCCAAAAAGGTCAGTGTTTCACTTGTTTCTATGGTTAGCCAACGCAAAAGCCAATCAAAGCCAATTGCACAGGCTATAAGCCATTGCTTAAGCCACCCCCTTGAAGAAGTATTTGGTGATGTAGAAGCCTACTTCACTCCGAATAAAAGAGGCCCTAAAGATCGCTCTAAAAGGACCTCTCAAATTATTACCGCGTTACGCAAGGGACAGCCCATCCCTCCTGCACACAACTCATTATCGGTCGCCAGTTAAAAAAGAACAGGGAAAGGTTTAGGTAATTTTAACCCTAAAAATTTCTTTATTTTCAAAACACAGAGGAAAACAAACCATGAACTCAAACAGCATATTAAACGCAGAAGAAGCACCAAATTGTGATGTACGGTACTTGTATTTAGCTGCACTAAACAAAGCAATTCAAGATTCTGGCTATTCACGCCCACGCATCGCTGATCGTATGAACGATGCCCTCGCAGGTGATGCTGTCATTAATGCGGGTAAATTAAATAAGTGGTTAGCGCCCAGTTCAGAGCAGTCAATGCCTATGGAATACCTTTCAGCATTCTGCTGGGCTGTGGGCAATGTCAGTATTGCCAATGAATTATTAAAACCAATTTTGCATCGTGTATTTGATGAACGCGGCCAAATGCTAGAACAAGCAGCCCGTTACCAACTCGAAGCCGAAGAACTGCAAAGCAAAGCCAAAAACCTCCTAACCCAAGCCAAAGCTGATCACCCTTCAGCGGTTAACTAACACAGAGTAAATGCCATGAAAACTGCCCCTATCAAAGACCAAAAACCGCCTAAATTTCGCCCGCAAAGCACTAAAACGGTGTTTTTGATGACGATGGAGCAGCTAAAGGCCATAGCCCAAAAGGAATACAGATCATGAATTTACTAACTCAGCCTATTACCACTGAGCAGCTTGATATAAAGGTGTCAACGTTCACTTTGCAGTGCAACTGCTGTAAGCGCACTGAGCACGGCACCATACCTAACAAATCCTTTATAGCAGCGGCTAACTATATGGGTTGGCGACAAGTTAAAACCAGCCATATCGACATAGATAGCGCCTGTCCAAGCTGTGTAAGAGAGCTAAAAGAGTTTTATCAAACTCAGCAGGTGCCAGCATGAGCGAACAATACCTATCAACCACCATGCAACGTGGTTTAAACGCTATTAAGGCGTTAAGTGGTCATGAAGCAGATGGTATGCGCCCTGGCGAACTAGCCAAGCGTATGGGTATCAGCCAACCACAAGCAACGTCAGTTATTAAAAATCTGATCCATGCAGGTTTTGCTGAGCACTGCCCATGGGACCAAAACAAAGTACGTTTGGGGCCTGCCCTTATCACCATCGCCAACAGCGCACAACTAGCGATTAATCAGCGTGCTATGCAACTTGAACAAGATCGTAAAAATTACGGAGCAATCGTATGACAACCGAATTATCACCCCAAGAACAACAAATCACAGTTGAAACAACACAAGTACTTGCCTCAAAGCAAGATGCGTTAATGCAACTTGGACAAATTCAAGCATTCAACTTTATTGGAAAACTGGTAACGGTTTCCGAATTAAAGATCTTACAACAAGTTAAAGACTCTAAGAATTACAAGGGCTTAACTTATAAAGGCGAATCGGGAAAACTGGAAACCGTTTCCACTTGGGATCAATGTTGCGAAAAGATCTTAGGGATGAGTCGCAAGAGTGTTGATGAACGCCTATTAAACCTTTCTCAATTTGGTGAGGCGTTCTTTGAGCAAGCACAAGCTATGCGTTTAGGCTATCGCGATTTAAAAGCTCTACGCCAACTGCCATCAGATGAACAAGCGCTAGTTATCGAATCTGAGGCGGTAGAAACCGGTGATAAAGAGGCGGTAAAAGACTTAATCGATGATTTAAAAGCGCAGCACAAAAAAGAGTTAGATGCCGAGAAACTAAAAACCAAAGAGGTAGACTCACAGCGCCAAGTGGCTATTCGTATGCGCGACGAGTACCAAATGAAAGCCATGGACTATCAAACAGAACTTGAAAGCACCAAGTTCAAAGCTGATGCCTGGAAAGACCAAACTAAACACCTGCTATTTGAAGCCACTAAGTATGAAAGCAATGCTATTGAATCACTTAGCCGATTATTCGCCTTACGTGATCACTTTTTAGATAACGACGATTTATCGCCACAAGTTGTTGAGCACCTTGCTGCTGGTTTACTGCATAGCTTTAAAACCTTAGCAGAAGACTTTGCGCAAGCTTGGCTTGAAACATCAAGCATTCTTGAGGGCTACCTACCAAAAATGCGCCCAAGCCTTGATGTATTGCAAGAGCTAAACGACAGCGCCATGAGTAACGAGGAGTAAGCATCATGGCTGACGATATTTTACTTGGTTTTAAACAGCGAATCGAAAACGCAAAGCACGGCGAAAAAGGCAATATTTTAGCTGAAGCTAAAGAGCGCCTAGGGCTAAGTAAAGATGCCTTCTACCGTGAGTTAGCAAAACTCGGTTACAGCAGTGGCCGTAAAGCGCGAGCTGACAAAGGCCAAAGCAGCCAAGACCCTGAAAGCCTCGATAAACTAAAAGCCATGCTGGCTGTAGGCAGTCGTAAAAATGGCAAACAAATCGTTGAAACGCCAAATGCTATGAGCATTTTAGCGGCGAATGGCTGTGAGTTTAAAAGCCCAAGCACAGTGCGTAAGTTATTACGTGAGCAAAACGCCACAGCAAGAATGCTTAACCAAAGCACAGCACATGTGCAGTTACGTAGCCTTTATCCAAACCACGTACACCAAGTAGATCCGAGCTTATGCTTAATTTACTACCCGCCTGGTGGCAAAAAAGGCCGTGTTCAGCGCTTTATGAGCGATGACGAGTTTTATAAAAACAAGCCAGAGAACCTTGAAAAGATAAAGAACCTACGCGTTTGGCGCTATGTTCTTACCGATCATTACTCTGGTGCAGTGCGTGTTCGTTATTACGAAAGCGCGGGTGAAACCATGGCAAACCTATATGACTTTTTGCTGTGGTGCTGGGGCTTACACAATGATGAAAAGTGCCCAATGCGTGGTTTACCCGACATTTTAGTAATGGATAAAGGCTCAGCAAACACCGCTGGGGCTGTTATTCGCGCACTTGATGCACTAAGTGTTGATGTAATTGATCATGAAGTGGGCCGCGCTCGCGCGAAAGGCCAAGTAGAAAACGCGAACAACTTAGTTGAGAAGCTATTTGAATCACGTTTGATGTTTGAGCCTGTAAACAGCGTAGCAGAACTGAACGAACGTGTTATTGCATGGCAAAACGCATACAACGCCGACCAAATACCTAACTATTCAGCAAAACACAGCCGCCACGGTAAAGGTCGCTATGAGTTTTGGATGAAACGTATGGCACACGGCAAAGTACGTGACCTACCAAGCGAAGACATTTGTCGTTGGTTGCTTACTCATAAAGAAGAAACCCGCACGGTTAAACCCGACTTATCGATCACCTTTGTACACCCTACTGTTAAACGCAGCAAAAAATATGCGCTTGATGGTTTGGTTGGTATTTACAAAGGCCTAAAAGTACTTGTGCTGCCTATGGCACTCTCTGAGCGTGGCGAAATTTTAGTGTACTGCAAGTATCAAGGCGAGCAGCAAATACACACTGTTGCACCAATAGAAGTTGATGATGCGGGCTTTGATATTACTGGCGCTGTGATTGGCGAACAAATGAAAGCGCCTAAAGACACCGCCATTGATACTGCGCGTAAACAAGCTGAGCGTGATGCTTACCCTGGCATGAGCGATGAGCAAATAGCAAAAGCCAAACGCGGCAAAAAAGCGGTGCCTTTTGGTGGCGCACTCGATGCGCATAGCCATTTAAACGAACTGCAAACACCAGACTTTATGCGTGTTCGTGGTGAGCAAGTTGATACAGGCCTGCAGCAACCAACTAACCGATTAAGCGGTGTTGCTTTACGCAAAGCCATTGTGGCCAAGCGCGGCACACCAATTACCCCCGAAGAAAAAACATACCTTGCTGATCGCAGTATCGAGGCAAGCCAATTACCTAGCTTACTTGACGAGCTAGCAACCTTAGACAAACCAAACCACTTAAACGTGGTTAATTTTACCCGTTAGGAGAACCACCATGGGATGCAGTAAAAAACATCAACTACGCAAAGCAGAGCGCGCACCGTTTAACGTTGTATCTGGCCGTACACGCACAGTGTACATGGTGCATGTAAAGCTTATTGATGCAAAGCGCTGGACTGAACTTGCCGACGAAAAAGGCCAGTACATTTTCAATGACGAAAAAGAACGCGACGAGTTTTTTGAGCGCGTACTCGCCACTTATCCAAACCAATACAGGAAGGTGGCCTAATGAAAGAATTAACCCTATCAACCAAGCAAATCATATCGATTTGTAATTTTGCAGGAATCCGTGTGCAAAAACCGATCTTTATTGGAACTGGTGCATTTACTAGTACTGCTGAAGCGGACTTCTTAGCAACTGAACACACCCTCACAGTAGATAAACAGGTGCAACTAGAAAACGGTGAGGTCTACCAAGGCTTGACTGTTCACTGCACTGAATATCCTGAAGAAGGTTATATGCCATTAGAAGAGGTTAATAGTCCGCATGAACGAACCTAATGAGCACAAAAAGAAGATCAGCCAAAAGACCTGGAAGATAAAACTAGGCCGCATGATGGCGAACCGTAATATCACTTACAAGCAGTTAGTGCAGTGGTTAGACCTACATGCAGATGTAAAAACCAGCGAAGCAACGCTGAACAAAATTGTGACTAAGTCTGAATTTCCTAAACGCGAAAAAACCCGCGAAGCAGTTAAACGCGGCCTTGAGCGCTATGCAATTGAGAATGGCTTAGTAACCGAAAGCAACGTTTACCAAATCTATTTGGATGATCCACACAGCAATGCAGTAACCACTGGCAGCCAGTGGAAGCATAGCAATAAAACCAGACGCCTGATCATTGGTCATGAAGATTCAATTAACGGGCACATTGTATTTGAAACACCGGAGGCAAAAATGCTTACACCACGAGCAAGACAACATTTTAAGGTTCTTAGTGACCCATGGGATAACGAGATTTACAGCATTGATCACGTTTACTTAGGCACACAGCAACGTTATGTAATTGAGTCAATTATCAACTGTGCAAAAGTTGGTACCTTAATGGCGATTGTCGGTGAGTGCGGCAGTGGTAAAACTGTGATGATGAACTTTACCATTGAAGAGATACGCGCAAAGCATCCGAACATTCGTGTTATTCGTCCAGCCCGTATCGATAAAAAGCAAATAGCGTCAAACACCATAAGTGAGGCTATTTGTCGTGAGCTGAACATTTCTAAGTTGCCACGTAGTAGCGAAGACCGTGATGCAATTATTCGTGAAGAACTAACGCGCAGCTGCAACGCTGGCAACCGTCACATTTTACTTATTGATGAAGGCCACCGCTTAGATGAAGAAACCATTAAGCAATTAAAAGTGCTGTGGGAGCTAAGCGAAGGTTTCACTAAGTTAATTGGCATTTGCATCATCGGCCAAACCGAACTCGACAAAGTACTTAACTCAATGAACGTGCGCGAATTTGCATACCGTGTAAATAAGCTACAAGTGCCGCCACTTGGTACCGAGTTAAAAGAGTACATCGATCACAAACTCAAAGCCGCCAATCTGGTACCAGAAAAAGTGATAGAGCCTGCCGCTATCGAAAAGATGCAACAAGCACTGCGTGGTATTCGCAAATTTGGCCGCACAACAGGCCGACCGGATGAAATGGTTGATATGAGTTATCCACTCAACGTTAACACGCTAATGAAAAACCTAATGAACGAAGCCGCTGATGTAGGTGAAGAGCGTATTACGGCTGAGTTAGCTGAAGAATACGTGAGGGTTTAGTGATGGCCTATTTATCAATTACTGAGCTTAACAAAGCACTACTAAGCCAGTTAGAAACAGATAAAGAACGTGCAAAGTACTTGCTTCAGTTTGAAGTGACTACCCGCATAACTATCGAGAACCTAACACCAAAAGCACAAGCTGTTATTGGTGATATTGGTTTGCCATTCACAGGCGATGACGCACAACAAGTTATAAAAGATGCGCGTGCCTGGCTTCAAGAAAAAGCAGCTTGAGGAAGTAACCATGAATAGTGCAACAGCCCAAATAAGCACTCAACGTTTTACCCATTCTACCGCGCCAACAATTTATACCATTGCACAACTTACTGAGCTGGTTAATGGCGAGATTTTATCGGGACGTAAGCAAGATGCGCTTAATACCTTAGCGCAATTGCAAGATGCGACCCACAAACTTGAAAACCAAATCCATAATATGAAGGATGAAAGCCATGGCTAAACAACCAAACCGCCGCGTAAAGTCAGACGATATGCTGTCTGTAAGCAGCTCAGAAGAACTCGAGCAAACAATTTTTCGGATTGGCCAATTGCAAACCGAACTAGAAATTGCCACAGCTCACACGAACCAAACTATTGAAGATGCCAAAGCGTCTTTAAAAGATAAAACAACGGCGATCAACAACGAAATTAAAGTACTGAGTAAATCAGCACAAATTTTCTTTACCGCAAACCAGCAAGACATAGTACCTGCAGGTAAAAAGTCGCGTGTATTTGATGTAGGCGAAATTGGCACTCGCACACCACCGTTATCAGTAACAGTGAAGAACGGGCAAGATGTGATTGACGCTCTTAAAAAGCTACAAGAACAACTTAAGCTATCAGATCTACTCAGCGTTAAAACATCCGTTAATAAGCCTGGTCTTATCAAGCACCGTGAAAAAATTAAAGATATTCCAGGCATCACATTTAACCAAAAAGAACAGTTTTTTATTAAACCTGTTCATGTGCCTATTGAGCACCTAACTGAAACGGAGCAACCAGCATGAGTACTGAAACATTTAGAGTGCGTGTGAATGGTTACCCTATGGTCACATCGTCATCATACAAGAAGGCTTTGAATAGCTTTAACAAAGCCAAAATCAATAATGCAGGATCAAAGGTTGAGTTTATTAAAGAGGAAACCTTAGCAGTGCATCAACCCATTAACCAATCTGCTTAACGATTAGCCGCCTTCGGGCGGCTTTGGAGGACCAATGAAAAAGTTAATTCAATTAATCCAAATTGCTAAGCGTGATCTGAATATGGAAGACGATGTTTATCGCGCCAACTTAAAAGCTTGGGCTGGTTGTGACAGCACCACGCAAATGGATAAAAAGCAGTTAGATAAAGTAATCAAAGGCATGGAAAAGCTCGGCTTTAAAAAGCAAAAACCTGTTCGCCGTAAAGTAGACCAGGCATTACTTGATAAAGAGCCATTACTTAAAAAGCTAGGTCAAGTTTGGACAGTAATGAAAGCCCATAAGTTAATCGAGAACGGTAGTTATATTGCTCTTGAAAAGTGGGCTGCTAAGCAATCAAAAAGCTTAAATGATGGCAAAGAGATTGAGCGACTAGATTGGATGGTACCCATAGCCAACCAGTTAATTGAGCGCCTTAAACGCTACCACTTACGCTTAATGAAACAAGCAATGATGGTTAAGATCCCCGCTGTTTTACGCTACTACAAAGAGCTAAAAACAGATGAGCTTGATGAACCTAGCGAAATGTTTGCCATTCAAACCAAGTTACAAGCTAGCCGTTTAAATATGCCTACACACATGCAACGTGTTCGCTATTTAGAATTGCTACAAGCTTATGAAGACTGCAACGAGTTTATTCGCCACTTTGGTAAGTCTTCAGATGACATAAAGGGAGTTAGTAATGCAAAAGCTCGCTAAATGCCCGCATTGTCGTGGTCTATTAGATATATCTGCAGTAGCTATTAATAAAGCATCTGACGAGCTGCTTTGCATTTATACAGCATTACCAGGTCAAGCAAGTGCTGCGCTTGCTAATTATGTTCAATTGTTTACGCCTGATAAGTCAGACCTATCGAGCGCTAGACAATTAAAAATTAGCAAAGATGTTATTGAGCTAACCAAAGAGTTTGATTTAGCAGTATTCACCCAGTCATTAAACATTACCGTGACGAGTATTCGAGATCATTGGCAACGCAATGGCTATCGACGTATGGGTGATGATCATGCCTACCTTAAAAAGGTGCTTGAGACTGAGCAACAAAAGTTTATTCAAAGCCACCCTAAGCAAACCGTTGTATCTGCTAACAAGTCAATCGAAGTAAGAACCGAACGACCAGAAACGTTAGAAGAGTCAACCCGCAAGTGGCAAGAGAATATAGCAAAATATAGGAGTTAATAATGAAATCAGGTGCAGAACTAATTTTAGAAGAGAGAAAAAAACAGATACATCACAAAGGATATACTTCCGTTCGTGATGACAAATATAAAAAAGGCGTATTAACAATGGCAGCGATTACTTATGCAACTGCAGCTACAAGTTCACCTAAATTAAGGTCTGAGTTTAGAGAGCGAGCAGAAGTAAATAAGCCATTACGACACTGGCCTTGGGAAATGTCTTATTTGAAGTTAGGGAATGATGATGATCATTGCTCTCGAATTAGAGAACTAACCAAAGCAGGTGCTTTGATTGCTGCTGAAATAGATAAGTTACAGCGAGAATCGAACTAGACTTAGGACCATATTATGAGTGGTAAAGCGCAAACAGCTGAAACTCTATTAGTACTCCTTGACTCGATAGAACGTAAGCTTTTAGAGAATAAAGTCGATGAAGAACAAGCCACAAAATTGGCTACGTTAATAGTTGATGACTTTCGCCACCAGTGTGGTGGTATGAGTGTTTATATCCCTAAAGGTGTTGGGCTTGATGCCATACTTAAGCACAACCAAATTTACCAAGACTTTCGCGGTAATAACCACACAGAGCTTGCTAAGAAATATGGATATTCTGAGCAACGCATCTACCAAATTGTTCGGGCCATACATGCCGCTGAATCAAAACGCATACAACCTGAACTGTTCTAACCAACCAATTAGCCCCGCAAGGGGCTTTTTTATGGCAAAAATTAACCTGAATTTTCCCTGTTGTTTTTGTATTCAAGTGATAATTTACTTTAAATATCTTAAACTAACTGCAGCTGTACAATATGTACAACTACATTAACTACAATAAATGGAACTATATATGTTTTTGTCAAAATCAAATTGGAAACCAACTTTAGCCATTGCATGTGCAGCTGTTCTTAGTGGATGCGCTTCCCCAGATTACAACTATATCCCAGTGTCGACTCAAATTAGTGAGCCTGCAATTGACAGTGTAAACATTGCGTATGTCGGCGATGTCATGCTCAGACAGGGGAAATACTCAGAACATGATGCTATATATTTACCTTATAAAGTAGAAGTTAGTTGGGCGTATGACCTACATGCTGGCTATTACATTAAGAAGGGAGAAGATAAAGACACTGAAACCTACATGCCGAGTAATGACAACGAAGGTGGTATGGTAGATAAAGCCGCTATTGCAGATCCTTGGAGAGCAGTAATGGCTTATAAAGGAACACAAGAACTTTGTGTGATAACTGCTTTTAACGCTGCTTCATGTACAGATAATGCAAACTTTGAGAGACGTAAAAAACCTATCTTGACGCATGACTCTTTTCAGCAGACATTAATTTATAGCGGTAAGGTTGGTAGTAAAGTAAACATCGGCTATCGTGAGTTTTCAAATAGTCACGCAAGACCTGCGTTTAATAACGATGTGGAATACGATCTAGACTCTTCAAAAGTGATTGGCTACAAAGGTGCCAGAATTGAGATCATCGAAGCAACAAACGAACATATAAAGTATAAGGTAATACAAAACTTCAATAAGGCTGCAATTTAGATTTTATTCGGCGGGCATTAGCAATATTGCCCGCCTTTCCAAACTTTCAATATTTGAAAGACTGTTTAAAATGCTATCCCACTAAATCCCAAGTCATCCCAGCCTATCCCGTATTTTTCGCGATTTTTATTATTTAGTTTTCTTAACTTGGATCAGATAGCTGATAGCTGATAGCTGATAGCTGACAGCTAAAACGCAAAAAAGCCCGACTCTTGCGAATCGGGCTTTCTCTAATTTGGA